CGTGGAAGCGGGAAAAAATCCCGTGGAAGCGGAAAAAAATCCCGTGGAAGCGGAAAAAAATCCCGTGGAAGCGGAAAAAAATCCGCCCTATATAAATAATATAAATAATTATAATAATAACTCTATAAAGAAAGATGCTAAAGCATCTAAAGAAAATCCGGACGGATTTTCACAAGCCGATTTTTTCAACGAAGAAAAAACAGTAAAAGCGAGCGTTAAATTTGGATTCACGCCGGATGCGTTAGACGTGCGTAAACAAGTAATTGAAAAAGTTGATAACTATTTTGATAAACTTGTATTTCCATTTGAAAGCGAAGATTTTAAACGGAATTTTTATATACTGATGTGTCAACCAAAATGGAGAACCTCGCAAAAAAGTTTTTCCGCTATACAAGCAAATTTAAATGGATTAAGTAAATACCCGGAAGAATTTGCGCTGATTCTGATAAAAGAAAGCATTTCAAAAGGTTGGGCGGCGTTAGAATATGATTCAACCCCCGAAAAATACGAAAAATGGGAAAAAATGAAACGTTCCGTAAAGACAGAGCAGCAAAGCAGCAAAGAAATTGCGGATATGATGAAGTATTTAAACAATGATTTTGATTGATATGGGAGCTATTGAAAAAAAAGAAAATACGGCTTTAGAAATATATAATACCAAGCCCGGAACAAAAGCCATTGAAGTACGCCGTAGAATGATGCAATTGCCGGAGGTTGCCAAAGCATTAAACCCAGTTGAAAAATATGTTTTCGCAGCGTCAACAAAAACACCAATTGCGGAAATTGACGATGCAAAATTAGTTGAAAATCTTTCGTTGTTGTTTAAGCGTATAGCAATGGACGTTGGTTATATAATACCACAGAATGAAAATGATTGGAATTATATACAATCCCGGTTGTTGGATATTCTGAAACGTTATCACTCTGATATGACGTTGGCGGATATTAAGATAGCTTTTGAGTTGGCGACGACCGGGGAATTAGACGAATTTTTGCCGAAAGATAAACACGGGAACCCGGATAAAAATCATTATCAGCAATTCAATGCGGATTATCTTTCAAAGATATTGAAAGCGTACAAGCAAAAGCAAACCGATGTAATTGATAAAGCGTATAAGGCTTTGCCGGAACAGAAAACCGTATATACCCCGGCGATGATACGAGAGTTTGAGATAAAAAGACAATGGCGGAACCGTTATATTTTCCTTTGCTACAAATACACCGGGAAATTAATATTGGGGCTAACTGATGATATGTTTTTGTATGAATGGTTGCAAAAATGCGGGTTGGCTGATGATGTACAAGTTAAAGAGGACGACCGAAAAGAAGCGTTTGCCCGGTATATGCAGCGTGTAGCCCGTGGAATGATAAACCAATATACAGCGTTTCAAGTTCGCCGAAAAGGAACCGAAAGCCCGGAAATTGATTTTACGGCGTTTGAGGTTGCCCGGAAAAAGGAGATTATAAAAGCATTTGACCGGATGATTGCCGAGGGAATGCAAGTTGATAACTACATGAAGTTTTAAATATGGAACTATTTATTGTTTGCTTTATAATTGGCGTAATAGGTTATTTTACAAAAGCGGGAGGTTATATATGGAAAAAAATATAAGAATTTCAGCAGTAGTGGGAATTGACCCGGGAAGCAATGGCGGTATTGTAACATGGCGCCCCAACCAAAATATAAAAGCAATGAAAATGCCAAAGGATTTAACAGAATTGCGTAATTATTTGGAGTATCTGAAAAGCATTTGTTCGCCGATCATTTTTCTGGAAAAATTGAGCGTGCGCCCGGATGATATAACGCCGGGTGCCGATGGCGTCAATATGGGAAAGTTGTACCGAATACAAAAGATGATGGCAAACTTTGAGCAGTTGAAAGCAATCATTTCAGTTTGCGATGTTCCGTTTGTTATGGCGCATCCTATGAAATGGCAAAACGAATTGAAGTTGCGGGCAAAGATAAGCCAGAAAAAGGAGGAAAAGAGCGAGCGAAAACGCAGATACAAAGAGATTGCCGGGAATTTGTACCCGGAATTGAAACCGACATTGTGGAACGCCGACGCCACGTTGATAATGCACTTTGGACGATACATTTTGCGCAACAACCCCGGTTGGGTGCGTCAGAATTTACCAAGCAATATGCACGAACGTTTGTTTTAGCCCCGTAGAGCGATTTTAATTTCAAAATAGATAAAATATACATGGAAGAAGAAAAAACCCCGCAAATCGAAAATCCGGGGGAAATAACGTTGGAAGAGTTCGCCGAGTTAATTCGACAAATGCGACATAACCAACGCAGATATTTTGCCCAACGCAGACCGGAAATATTGGAAACGTGTAAACGTTTAGAAGGTGAAGTTGATGCAATTGTTGCTAAAATAACAGATAAACAAATGAGGCTGTTTTGATTTATGCCCGGAATGTATAACGTTCCGGGTTTATTCGTTTTTTTTTTTGAAAATAAAAATAATTTTCTTTTGTAATTACGAATTATACGTTATCTTTGCAGCATGAAACCAAAAGAAATATACTTAAAAGAGTTTGATTGTATAGTTACAGAAAATTGTAAGGTTATACAATTTGGGAAAGAAAAGCGAGCGTTTAAGGCGGGCTGTTATATGAACGTAAATTTAAAGATTGGAAATTCATACAAAAGTTTTCGATTACATAGGCTTATAGCATTAGCGTTTATTGAAAACCCGGAAAACAAAAAATATGTTGACCATATAGACGGTAATAAATTAAATAATAAAATAGAAAATTTGCGTTGGTGTACAGCAAATGAAAATATGAATTTTGGAAACTTTATAAAGAAAAAAAGAGAATATAAAGTTAAAAGAATTGACGCAAAAGGAAATGTTGAAATATTTAATGATGTATCAGATATATGTGTCAATAAATGGGAAAAATATGTTATACTACAATGTTGTAATGGAAAAAGAAAAACAGCATACGGGTATAAATGGGAATATGTAAAATAATATTGACCGCCGGGGGAAACCCCGGCACAAACCGAGAGCATTATGATAGTAAAGAAATTAGAATTGGTAAATTTCCAAGTAATTAAAGAGTTTAACGCAGATTTCGACGGTAACGTTTATTTCATTACCGGAGATAATGAGTTGGGAAAATCAACGGTATTAAAAGCAATTGGGGCTTTGTTGACCGGGAACCGTGACGCCGTATTGAAGAATGGAGAAAGCAAAGGTTTTGCAAAAATGATTGTCGGCGACGACGGCGAGGAATACGAGATTGAATTGAAATTCACGAAAGCAAACCCACGTGGCACGTTATCAATTAAATCAAAGACAACCGGAATGAAAAGTGATAACGTTTCTATGTTACAAAAGATTTTCGGTTATACAGATTTTGACGCCGTGGAATTTTCCCGTTGGTCGGAAACCGCCGAGGGACGCAGAAAGCAAATTGAGGTTGTAAAGTCTTTGTTGCCGGAAGAAGTAAGAACAAGGATTGCCGAAATTGATACAACCGTTGCCGGGCTTAAAACAGAACGTACCGGAGTAAACCGAGATTTGAAAACCTACAAATCAATATCAGATGCAGCCGGGCAGGGATTGACAACGCAGGATTTGAAAACGTATGCCAAACCAAAGGACATTACGGAACTGATGAAAGAACAGCAGGAAAACGCAAAGTTGGTTGAGAAAGCAAAGGGCGTGCGTTTACGTATGGAAGAAAGAAAGGGGAGATTGGCAGAGATTCCGGTACGTTTGGCAGCCGCCAAAGATTCATACAATAAAGCAATTGAGGCGGCAAAGAAAGCAATGGAAGAAGCCGAAAAGACGTATAAACAAACCGTTTCGGTCGTTGAAGAAGAAAAGAAAGATTATGAGGGAAAAATAGCAAGTGCCGAAAAATGGTTAACAGATTATGAGGCTTTGAACCCGAATAATTTCGATACAGAAAAACAATTGAAAGAAGCCGAGGAACACAACAAAAAGGCTGCAAAGGTTGCCGATTATCTTTCAAAGAAAAAACAAGCAGACGACAAAAAAGCAGAAGCGGAAAAGATGGATTCAGAAATTGCGGAATTATCCGCCGAGCGTGAAAAACTTATTTCGTCGGCGAAATTACCGATTTCCGGGCTTTCGTTTAGTGATGATGGGTTAGTATTAAATGACGTCCCATTTGTCGCCGGAAAGGTTTCAGATTCGCAAATAATGGAGGTTGCCGCAAAACTGATTATTGCAAGTAACCCAACGGTTAAGGTATTCAGAATTGCGAGGGGCGAAAGTTTGGGACAAAAGAGATTGCAGGCAATTTTGGATTTGGCAAAAAAAGAGGGATTCCAAGGTTTTATTGAAAGTGTTGTAAGGGGACAGCAGGATTTAATTATTGAGGAATACACAGAAAACGAGTAATTAACCGGGGCGTCGGTTTCCCGGCGTCCCTTAAACAAAACAATATGGAAGTTAAAGAAATGACAATTTCGGACGTTTTGAAAACACCCGAATTTTATAATAATCTGAAGGTGGTTATTTCCGATTTGGAAAACATCCGGAGAAATGCAAGAATAAGCGCAAACGCCCCATTGAAACGGCACCCGATAGACCGATTGCAGGAAAAAGGAGTTTTTGAACCGGGACAAATGACCGTTCTTTATGCGTCGGCGATGGATAAAAAATTGAAGGGGTATTCAAGCAGCGAAAGGACGTTTATTTTGAATGTAGGCGGAGAGGCTTTTAATAAGACAATGAAACAATTTGTTGACCAAGAAAAGAAAGACAATGAGGAAAAGAGAGATAACAGCAACGGGAATGATTAATAATAACGGCGGTTTACAAATGTATATGGGGGAATTAAATCAATTCTTTGCAATGCACAAAGGTAGCCGCATAATCGCCCGTTTTATTGTAGCGTCGCCCGGTTCGTCAGAGGCTTTGAAAGGTTATTATTTCAATTACGTTGTACCAACGTTCCGGTCGGGTATATGGGAAGCCGGGGAGCGTCTGACAGAGGAGCAGACGGAACGCCGTTTGCGTGAGTTGTCCCCGGTTATGTATGAGCAAACGCCGGATATTAACACCGGAAAGTATGAAACCCGATTGCGGACAATTGCAGAGTTGAGCAATGCGGAATTAATAGAACATATCGAATTTTTAAAACAACTTGCAAGTGAAGAATATTATATATATATAGCAGACCCAAATGAAATTTGATTATGAAAAAAGTAACATTGAAAGACAGCAAAGGAAATGAGATAAACGACATTATGAAAGATGTTTTGACGTTCGATAGCGAAACAACCGGAGTTCCAAGAAAAGGCGCAAAATGGGACGTTGATTTTGCCGAGTTTCCAAATATTGTACAATTGGCATGGTCGATAAATGGAAAGGAACGTTCCTACATTATTAAGCCGGATGGATGGATAATACCGGATGAAGCAATAGCAGTTCACGGAATAACAAACGAAAGAGCAAACGCCGAGGGCGTCCCATTTGCTGATATTATAGACGAATTTTTGGAGGATTGCGAAAAAGCCCGTTTGTTGGTCGGACACAACATTTACTTTGATACGTCAATTGTAAAAGCAATGATATTGCGCATTATGGGGCGTGAATATTACGACGCAAAAGCGGAGGACGCATTGTTTAAGGGAAAACGAATTGATACAAAGTAAGAAATGAGTGAATTATATATACCGCCTGAGCGCCCAGAGAGAAATTTGGTAAACGGCAGGTTCTTGAAGGGCCACACTCCTCATAACAAAGGGAAAAAGTGGGCTGATTACATGGATATGCGTAAAGCTAAAAGGATAAAACGAATAGGAGTGAAAAATCTTGTGCGAAACTATCGAATATCCGGATGGAATGCAAAGCCTGTTGTTGCAATAAAAGATGATGAACTCGTTGGTATTTATCCTTCTGCAAGCGAGGCTGGCAGAAAAGCAGGAATATGCGGACGAAATATAATTAGTTGTTGTTCCGGTAAGCGTAAACATGCCGGTGGATATCAATGGTTTTGGGAGAATGATAATACTTGGTGTAATTTAATTAATCATGAAAAATATAAGTCATTTTAAAATAGGCGAGTGGGCAAAATTCCGTAACGAATTTCAACGGCTATTACCTAATGTCCCGATAATTGACTTACATGATGCACTGTTATCAGCTATTGAGTATAGATTGGTTATTGATATAATTGCGCTAGACAAAAGATTGCGTAATATGTATCCTGAAGAATGGGAGTTCATGTCTATGAAGGAAATAATTATTAAACATTATGGTTTGAAAGCCATGCAATTAATAGAATCAGTATTATGATATACGGATATTTAAGAGTTAGTACAGATGATCAGGACTCTGCTAATCAGAAGTTAGGAGTCTGTAAAAAAGCGGAATCCTTGGGATTATCGGTTGATGATTGGATTATTGATGATGGCATATCTGGGACGAAGGAGCCTGAAAAACGGTTATTGGGCAAGCTTATGAAGAAATTGCAAAAGGGTGATGTTGTAATCACATCCGAGCTTTCCCGTCTTGGTAGAAAATTATTCATGATTATGCGAATATTGGAGTTCTGTATGCTTCATGAGGTTAAGGTCTATACGGTAAAAGATGGATACGAACTTGGAGACAACATACAGAGTAAGGTTCTTGCTTTTGCTTTCGGAATTGCTGCTGAAATAGAACGTGACATGATTAGCCAGCGGACTAAAGAAGCATTAGCCAGAAAGAGAATGGAAGGCGTAGTTCTTGGCCGTCCTAAAGGAAGCAAAAATAAAAAATATAAACTTAGCGGAAAAGAATCAATAATCAATAACATGCTAAAAGAAGGTATGTGCAAAACAGACATTGCAAAACAACTTGGCATTAGTAGAAATTTACTATATTCATATTTATATAGAAAGGAATAAAATGATAATAGCTTGGTTTAGTTGCGGTGTAACATCCGCAGTAGCTTGTAAGATAGCACTAAGTCTGTATGATGATGTGCAAATTTACTACATCGAAACAGGTTCCGGGCATCCAGATAATGTCCGATTTATCTCAGATTGCGAGAGATGGTACGGGCAGCCAATTCATACCATTCGCAGCGATAAGTTTTTCAACGTAAAAGATGTACTGATTAAAAAACGGTACATCAATGGTCCTACTGGTGCAACTTGCACATTAGAACTAAAGAAACAAGTCCGTTACAAGCTAGAGAAGGAACTTGGTTCTTGGGACGGTCAAGTTTGGGGCTTTGATTACGACCATAAAGAGATAAACCGAGCCATCCGATTAAAACAGCAGTACCCAAACACAAAGCCACTGTTTCCGCTAATTGAAAAACAGATTACGAAGCCGGATGCGATGGGAATGCTTTGGAAAGCTGGTATTGAAATTCCGGCCATGTACAAGATGGGCTACAATAACAACAACTGCATCGGTTGCGTGAAAGGGGGAATGGGATACTGGAACAAGATACGGAAGGACTTCCCGGAAGTATTTGCTCAAATGGCGCAGATTGAGCGTGATGTTGGAGCTACCTGCTTGAAAGATAAAAACGGGCGCATCTTCTTGGATGAACTACCAACGTGGCGGGGCGACCCAGTAGAAGAGATTATACCGGATTGCTCGCTTATCTGCCAGATAGAGTTTCAAGAGATAATCGACAGACAGGTAGAACGAGTATTGAAAGGAGAAATTAGTATTAATGATGTAGTCTGAAAAGCTCAAAACGGAACAAAAATGTGCATTGATTGCGTGGATTATCCGGTATGTTGTTTATCCGGTCGTTGTGCTGATGATGAACCGTGCGGGTATTTCCAAGAAGAAACCGACCCGGAGGAACCGGGAAACAATAAAGATTAAAAACTATGAGCAAAGAAAAACAAAATGTTATGCCGATTCCGTCAGAGGAAAAGTTTGCATTATCGAAAGTAAAGTTATTGAAAGATGGCGGGTTAGACGTACATTATGAAGTAACGGAAGTTGTCGGCAATGAGAGTTACACAAACAAATATCATGTATTGAGCGCAAAGGATATACACCCGGATTTGCGTAATTTGTTTAATGATTTGCGCCCGATTATGGGACGTGTATTCAATATAACGTCGTTTAAAACTCTGATGGAAACGCCGGATTTCAAAGCAACAAAGAACCAAAAAGAAATTGCGGAAAATTTCGCCAAAGAATGTTTGAATAATATCGAAGTAAGGGGCGTTTCTTTGTCCGGGCAAGATGATAACGTAGGCGTCGTTTTAACCGGATTGTTTACCATATCAAACAATCAGAAAACAGCAATCAATACCCCACGAATGAAATATAACGTTGAAACGTTCGGTTTTGAGGAAGAGTTGGAAAACATTGTTTGCGATATTGAAAACGAGGTTTACGAATTTCTGTTTGAGGGCAAAAAGGCGCAAATGGATTTGTTCGGGGCTGATGGGGAACCAAACCCGTTAGTTTACGTAAATGATGCAGACAACGAAAATGAAAATGATATGTTCCCGGAAATGGCAGACCCGGCGGACGATACAGACAATATGTAATGGAGCCAATATTGTTGACCGAGCGTTGCGAATATGAATATTGTGTTGCACGTGGTTACGAGCCGTTATTGGATATTCGTAATTTTCGGTTAGATATACGGTTGCGTGTTGAGTTACAACGGGAATTGTTCGGGCATTGCGTTTTAGGACGTGGCGACATTCCCGTTGCCAACCAACGGTTTTTCCGGTGGGTTTGGGAGCATAAGCCGCACAGATGCGAGGAATGTTTAAAGCCGTTACGGAATTATTCCGCCGTTTATTCTTCGCATATATTGACCCGTGGAGCGTTTCCCGAAATGGCGCATGATGCAAGAAATATAAATATACTATGTTTTGAACATCATTCATGTTGGGAGAATGGCGACCGTGAGAAAATGCGAATATATCCGGGCAACGTCCGGATTATTGAATTGCTTAAAAACGAATACAGAAGTTTGAAAATATGAGGACGAAAAAAAGAACACCCGATTACGGGGCAATTTCCCGCCGTTCAATCCAAAATGATTTTAAAAGGGTACAAAGGTACTCGGAAAGGGAGAAACGCCCGCAAATCGAAAATCCGCCCGAAATAAATGCAGAAAGACGGGTTTTGTTTGTTAGTGAAAATTCAGCATATTACCGATACCGTTCTTTTTTCGTCGGTAAATTGGTAAGACTAATAAAACAATCAAACGTCGGCGGTTGGATAGTTGGATTTGTTTACGACGACGACCGGAAAGCGATAAATCATGCCGCCGGATGGTCGGATATGAAAAAAGAATATTTGTTGGATGGCGTAAAATTTAAGTAGATGAAAATCAAAAAACAAACCGGATATAAAATTGTATTTTATACGTTCGTGGCGTTAACGGTTGCGTCATACATTTGGACGTTATGGAGTATTGGAAGTTGGATTTTTAAAGCTATATTTCTATGAGTGTAAACAAAGTTATTTTAATGGGTAACGTCGGAAAAGACCCGGAGTATAAAGATTTCGACAACGGCGGTTCGGTTGCGCAATTCACGTTGGCGACAACTGACAGAGCATTTAAAACGGCAAATGGTACAGAAGTACCGGAGCGCACCGAATGGCACAATATTGTTTTGCAAAATGGATTGGCAAAGGTTGCAAAAGAGTATGTAAAAAAGGGCGATAAACTTTATATTGAGGGGAAAATAAGAACCCGCAGTTATGAGGACAACAACGGCGTCAAAAGATACATTACAGAAGTTTACGGGTTTAATATGGAGATGTTGTCGCCAAAGAAAGACGGACAAACAACGCAGCAGGGAGGCGCACCAACACCGCCGCCGCCAATTCCCGACCAAAACAAAGATGATTTGCCATTTTGAGAATGAGGAACGAAATTAAAATTCAAATCCCGGAGGGTTCCCGGCTGATTGGGACACGGACAAAGGGGCGAACGGTTATTGTTTCTTTTGAATACAATAAGGAGGACGCAGCCGTTCCGGAGCCGGAACCGATACGACCAATTGGTTTTGCCCATTACAAGGAACCCGCCGGGAAAGATAAAAAATAAAGTTATGCAGTTTAATAGCAAAGAATATGACCCCGAAAAACACGACCGTTGGCGTGCGTTGACCGTAAAACAGCCATACGCAAATGATTTGGTAGCGGAGGCGTACAAGGATGAAAACGGTATTGTTTACGGGGAAAAGACAATTGAAGTTCGGAGCAAAAACACGTCATACCGTGGCGACGTGCTGATATGTTCCGCAGCGTCCCCGGTTTATCCGGGAATGGAAAGCGGCGTTACGTTGGGATTGGTTGAGTTGTACGACGTGAAGCCGATAAAAGAGTTTACGCCGGAGGATTGGGAAAACACCCGGATTCCAAAGGAAAAGAGGGCAAAAATAACAAAGGGTTTCGGATGGATGATGCGCAACCCAAGACGTGTTGTTGAAATGCCAATTAAGGGGCAATTGGGTATCTATAATCTCGTATATACCAAGGGCGAAATAATACAATACCCCCGGAAAATGGTAATTGACAAAAAGAGTTGGGAACAGATAAAAAAACAGATAGAGAAATGAAAACAATCGGATTCCATATTGGACGTATCGGGTTTTATTTGTATCTGCAAAGTTTGTGGAAGTATAAGCAATTTTATTTGACGCCCGGAGTTATGGTTGAGGGCATAAAAGGACATGACGTTTATTTAGATATTGAAATTAAATTGCTTTGTTTTTCCGTTGGTTTCCGGCTGATATGGATAAAAACCAAAAGAAATTATTAACTTTGTAATGTAAAATACTAAAAACGTGAGCGATGAAAGAGATAACAAAAATATTGCCATTAAATGAGGCGGCAAAGTTTCAAAAATCCGCAGGCAAATATGATTGCACAATTACGGAATTGGCGGTAATGGGAGCAGGGAAAGCAAGAATTTCAATTTCCGGAACAGAGGAAAATTTGGATTTGTTGGTTAGTTCGATAGAAAATGAGAATAAAGAAACCACATCCGTTTGAACCCGGGCGTGAATATAACCCCGGCGAACGTGCAGTTTACCGGGGTATGGTAATAATTGCGGAAAGATGGGTTAAACCGTCTGATAAACTGATTGAAAAGGTTGGCAAATTTGTATGTTTGAGTAGATGCGCATGTTGCGTTATCCATAAAGACGATTGTCCGGCGGTTGGGCTTAAATGTTACAGAACAAGCCGGAGCGATAACAAAGTAATATATTTCAGAAAATTGTATAACATAACAGAAAAAAAGCGATGAAAAAGATATTTCAATTAATAGTATCAATCCCGCACGATAAATTATTGCATATTATAGCGGGAATGATTGTTGTAATGTTGGTTTTGCGTTTGGTTTCATTTATCGGGATTCCGGGAATGATTGCACGTATTATCGCATTGATAGCAGTAATTTTAACCGGGGTATTGCGTGAGGTTTACAACAAAAAACACGGAGGCGTATTTGATAAAAAAGATTTGTACGCCACAATTTCCGGAGGACTGATTGTTTTATTATTAACCGTTTATTAATTGGATATGGAAAAAAGAAGTTTTATTCCGTTTGATGCGGAAACGTTTTTGATGATTGAAGATGTAACGGGAACAGAACCGGAAGTTACAGAGAAAGAAAATTACTTTGAACTTAAAATGTACGCCCCGGACAAAGAGGAAAGAATAATTGAAGCCGCAATATATGCAGTTCAAGGCAGATACGGAAAAAGAATAAAAGACGTAAAGACGATTAAAGAACAAAACCTTTTGCGTGGTGCAATATTCTTTGTTGAATACGAAAAAGGGGCGGGAAATTTGCCAAATGAGTTGCGCACAAATTTAGGTATGCCGGACGAAACCGCCGGGGATATTTATTGCCGCCGATTGTTAGAAGTTCGTGCATTACCCGTAAAGCGTGATAATTGGGAAAAATTGCAGATTTTTACCGGAGGCGGAATAATGCAGATTCCGAGAACGCCCGGAGGTTTGGCGGTTTATTCATTCCCGACCGAAAACGGCGTAATGTTGGACGTACCGGAGGGAAATTTTATTGTATTGACACCGGACGGGAAATTTGGCAAAATGGATATGCAAACGTTTATGGCTAATTTTGAAGAAAAAGACGCCAATACCGCCGGATTGAACTTTGACGAAAAGCGATTGTTTGAAAAGATGAATAAACTTTTCGGCAGGAACATAGAAAAGAGATTGGAAAAATTAGCCGAGGAATACAACGAATTGTTTGAAGCGTTTGAAAGATATTTAAGCAGGGAAAAAACGCAAAGAGAAATAAACGAAATTAATCCCGGAACGCATGATATTATCGACGAATTGGCGGACGTAAACGTTGTTTTATTCCATATTGCGGCATTATTAGGGTATAGCCAAAAGGAATTGCAGGAAATGGTATATACTAAAATTGCAGGACGTGAGAAAAACCCGGAATTTATGCGCAAACACCCACACAACAAACCGGAAAGCCCGGTTTGCGGTAATATGCAGCAGGAAACCGCCGAACAATACAAACATTTTGAGAACCGTTTTAACAAAAGACTATGACAAACGAAGAAAAAGAAGAATTAAGAAAAAAAGCGTTGTTCCTTACAAATACGGCGTATCTTTTGGCGGACATGGCACATACATGCGTTTTTTACGCTGATGATAAATTAAACCATTTAGGCAAATGCTTTGAAAAGGGCGAAAAAATGAGATTCAAAAAAGCCGCAAAGTTGACAAAAGAAGCATTTAAAGCCGTCAAGGAAATAACGGAACCATTGTATAATATTACCGACGTTGATAATGCGTGTATTGATAGCGATTATCTTTTGGAAGTTATTCAGTTGGTAATAAACAGAACCGACGAAACCGAGGAAAGCAAAACGGCGATGTTGGAATACATAAAGAAGTTACCACAAGTTGAACATATAGAAGTTTAAGCGTATGAAAAAAGATTTTAAACAAGAACTAACCGAACTTATTAATAAGCACGGTTTAGAAAAGGAAATGAGAGATACCCCGGATTTTATTTTGGCACAAGTTTGTATTGATGCAATGGCGGTATTTTCGGACGCAATCGCCCGCCGTGACGAATGGCACGAATTCAGAAAGGCAGACGAAAAGAGTTCGCAGGATGCAAAACACAATTACCCGGATGATTGCAATATTTGCAAAGACCGTTTCAAATGTGCTGATTATATGAGAACGCAGCCAATTGCAAATCTGATTCAGCGTTTCAAGACTACAAAGGATAAAGAGGAAAAAGCAGCGATTGCCGGATTGCTAAAAGACATAAACGACGATGCAACCGGGAAAATAGAAACGGAGGTTCCGCAGGGTATAAAAGACATTGCGGAAAAGTTGGGAAAAGCATTTGGCGGAAGTGTTGAGATACATCGTATTGAGATACCGGGAAAAAAACACAGATTTAGAAAGAAACCAAGAAAGTAAAAGGCATAATAAACGCCCCGGAATTATAACCGGGGCTTTGCCGTTTAGGTACCGGAACGAAAGAAAGCCAAAATAAGTCCCGTAGGGCGACGAAAATACAAAAGACAATAAAAGTATCAAGTAACAAACAAAACCCGCTTAAAACGAAAATTCCCCGAAAATAACAAGCAAAGGGAAAGCGACGTTTGAGAGGAAAGCAAAGTAAATGGCTTTACTGTTATAAAAAGGTTTAAAAAATGGAAGCGAGTAAAAGACAAAGGGGCGGACGCCCGAAAATGTGCAAACGAACAAAAGACCAAAGGGAGTTTGATTTGGCTTTTTGTTCAAATCTGTTTTTACGTGGTTACACGTATAGGGAGATTACGGAAAGACTGAATGAGGAAAACGCCCGGCGTGGCGTCGGTTATACCATAACAACACAAATGGTATATTGGGATATGCAACAATTGCTAATTGAGTGGAAACGTGAACGTATGGAAAATATAGACGATTACGTTACGCAGGAATTGCGAAAGTTGGATAAAATGGAGGTTGAATTGTGGGAGGCGTGGGAACGTTCAAAGACCGGGAAATTGCGAGAGAAAAACAGACAGAACGCAAAGCCCCGTAAAGTGTTGGAGGATGGCGACAACCCGGAATATTACGGGTATGAGGAAACCACAACGGAAACGTCCGCCGGAAACCCCCGGTTTTTGGATTTGCTTTTGAATGTGCAGCAACGCCGGGCAAAGATGTTGGGATTTGATGCACCAATTAAAGTTGAGATTCCGGGAATAGAAAAAAGCATAAACGGCGATGCACCGCAATACGATGTATCAGCAATCCCGGAGGATTTATTGTTTGCGGTTGCTGATAAACTACAAACAGCAGAATATAAAAAACAATTAGCAGAGAAAGGAGTAATTGACGATGGCACGAACAACAAAGAATAATATCAAGAAAAAAGACGAACCGAAACCCGTACACACGTGCGGCGAATGTGGTTGGGGTAAATATTATTACGACCATTCAAATTTGGATATGGACGGGAACCCAATTTGTTTAAAATGCCCGTTTGTCGAAAATCACAGTATGATACGTTCGGAAAAAGCGTGCGACAAATGGAAAATGAAACATTAAATTGGTCGTTTTTTAAGATTTCCGGTTTTTAAGTCAGAAAAAATACGGGGGTAAGACAAAAATATATGGTATATTTTTAAGAATTAAACAAAATGGATAAAGAACAATTACTTAAAATGTACGCCGCACTAAAAAACAATCCCGGGGAATTAGTAAAAGCGGCGTCACGCAATAGGCTGATAAACTTTGCCCGGTATATGCAACCGGATTTAGCATTGGAACCGTTTCACGTCGTTTATTATACGTTGTTGGATAAATTCGCCCACGGCGAAATAAAGAAAATGATTGTGCAAATGCCCCCTCAACATGGTAAGGAAATATCCGATAATCAGATAGTTGCTACCACTAAAGGGCTAAAAAAACATGGTGATTTAATTGTAGGGGATTACGTGTTTGGTAGGGATGGAACACCGGTTAAAGTCTTATGGGTGTCAGAAAAAACAAGAAGCGAATATGTAGTTTCTTTTTCTGATGGGGCAAAGATAGAATGTCATGGTAATCACGAATGGACGGTGTATAATAGATTTCGACAGAAAGAGGAAACTATAGAAACGAAACATATGGCATCCTCCACAATATATAATGGAGATGGAAAAAGAGGAAGCCGATATAAATACCAAGTAGATAGCAATGTTTGCGTAATGTTTGATAGTCGGAATGTAGATTTAGACCCATACGTTTTAGGAGCGTGGCTAGGAGATGGGGATAGCTCATGTGGGATTATACACATTGGCAATAATGATGTTGAAATAATAGGGAATAGTACATATAAGTTCAAAGAAAGTAAGGGCACGACAACACGTAAGTTTTACAGCCCAAAATTGAATATTTTACTAAAAAATAATGGACTAATTAAGAATAAACACGTACCGGATATGTATAAATACAATTCAGTTGAAGTTCGCAAGAATGTGATTGCTGGATTAATTGATACAGATGGGTATGTGTATCACAGAAACGGACGTATAACCATATCCAACACAAACAAGCGGATTATAGACGATGCAGCATTTATATTACGCTCATTAGGTCAGTCTGTAGTTGTGTGTGAATTCAAACCTAGGGTTAGTAGTAGCGGAATAGTAGGGAAGAAGATAGTATATCAACTCTGTTTTAATCCTACAATGACTTTCCCGACAAAAGTAAAACGTAAGAAGATAACGAAATTGTCTATAAATAAGAAGCGTGCTATTGTTTCTATTGAACGAAAGGAGGGATTGGGTTATGGTAATTGCATCCAAGTAGATGGGGGTATCTATCTGGTTGGAGATACGTTTATTCCTACGCATAATAGTGAGGGTTCAAGCCGAAAATTACCCGCTTTTATGTTAGGTTTAGACCCGGACAAAAAAATTTGTATCGGTTCGTATGCGGCAACCATTGCGAGAGATTTTAACCGGGATGTCCAAAGAATAATTGACACACCAAGATACCGGGAATTGTTTCCGGAAACATATTTGAACGGTTCCAACGTAGTAACAATGGCTAATACGTATTTACGAAATTCCGACGTAATAGAAATGGTTGGGCGTAAGGGTTCATTGCGTGTTGTCGGCCGTGGCGGTTCGTTGACTTCAAAAACGGTTGATGTTTCTATTTTGGACGACGTTTATAAAGATTATGCCGAGGGCAACAGCCCGATTGTACGTAATGCAGCATGGAAATGGTACACGACCGTAGTACGTACCCGTTTGCATAATGATTCCCAAGAATTAATTGTGTTTACCCGTTGGCATGATGATGATTTGATTGGGCGCATAGAAAAAAGCGGGGAAACCGTAATTGATATTAAAAGTTGGGATGATGTAAAAGATATTCCGGCGGGCGCATGGGTACGAATAAATTTTGAGGGACTGAAAACCGGGGAACCAACAGAGATTGACCCACGGGAACCGGGGGCGGCGTTATGGGATAGACGACACAGCCGGGTAAAATTGGAGGGGCAAAGAGCGTTAGACCCCGTACAATTTCAATGCTTGTATCAAGGCAACCCCGGAAATGCAGAGGGCAAATTGTACCAGAACCCGTTCCGAACATACGTTGACAAATCCGAATGGGGGACGTATGTACGTAGTGGCAATTACACAGACGTTGCAGACGAGGGCGACGACTTTACATTTTCGGCATGTTATGACGTTTACAAATCCGGTAATGAGGCATGGAACGAGCAAAAGAAACGGTTTGAACCGATTCTGTATGCGCTAATTACTGACATGGTATTTACGCAGGAAAACACGGAAATAACAGCCGTTACCGTCCCGGAAATGATAAACAGATGCGGAACGCAAAAAGCATGGATTGAAAGTAACAACGGCGGTTCCGGATTTGAAAAGGTTATAAGAAAAAAACTAAAAGCAGTAACAGAACCATTTTATCAAGGGGCAAACAAGGAAAGCCGAATTATAACAAATTCAGCGATGGTAAATGCACAAATAATAATGCCGATTGGATGGGAACAGCGTTTTCCAAAGATATATGAGCATTTAACCGGATTTTTGAGGGATTTCCCGGCAAATGCCCATGACGACCCGGAGGACGGATTGACCGGAATATACGAAAAAGAGTTGGCGGACGGCGATACACGACCATACAGCCAAGCAACAAGGGGCGTTAAACGTCGTAACTAACAATATATTCCATATACGCAAGAGTTTAACGGAAAAATATTATAACTTTGCAAAAGATAAATGGGGTAAAGAGTTAGCCCCGGAGATAGTAAAACGAGTTTTAAATATTAAAATTTTAGGATTATGATTTGTAAGTGTCCGGCGGGTACGGCTTTGCCCGATATTCCCGTAAGTAATTGCCCGGAAAGTTTTGGGCAGATTCAGAAAGTAGCATTTCAAAGATTGTACAAAAGCACCGGAGAAAAAAATTCATTTAAAACCGATGCAGGTATTGAAAAAAAAGCGTCGTGGACGCCGTTGTTGTCGGCTGACGATGATACAAAGATTGTTATTTCCCCATACATTCAAGCCCCGACAGCAGAAGCAGGCGCAGCAAGAACGTTTGGAGGTGGTAACGAAACATTGGGAGGCGTTGAGGAAATTGTGGGACGTGAGCCAACGCCATTTACCGGGGTTATGCGAAAGTTGCCACAGAAAATTATCAAGGCTTTGAAAGAATTGCAGTGCGAAAATTGGGGCGACAATTTGGGCGTTTATCTGTTTGACGAAAACGGCGCAATTGGAGCAATTCAAGACGCAAAAACAGCAACAACCCATTATCCGATTCCAATACGTTCTTTGTTTATCGGCGATAAAACATTGGGCGGATATGAGGCACCGGATAGCAACAACATTCAATGGGTTTTTTTGCCGAATTGGTCGGACGATTTGGCAATTATTGCGCCGGAGGATTTCAACCCGTTAACTGATTTAAAGGCGGGAGCATAGTAACGTTAGGGGATTTTTCAATTGATTTTTCAAATGACTTTGCGGTTGTTATTCATTCAACAAATGAGTATTCAGTAAATTACGTTAAGTCTATGGTAAAACAAAAGAAAAGAACGAGGCTATGACAAAGACAACAAAAGTTTTATTGGTTTGTCCCCAACACAATATGAAACGAGAATTTGAGATAACGCACGCCGAACGTTTGTTGATGATGGGAAATAACGGCGGATGGCAGTTGCCGGAAAACTCAAATTTTGAATTTAGCAAAGATTATGGGATTAGGTATAAACGACATAAAAAAACAGATTACGGAGCAAAAGAAAGGGGCGACGATTAACCGTGCGATTGTACACCAACAGCGCATTAAGTTTCACGCCGAAACCTTTGTTTCGCCGTATATCAGTCAACCGTTAACGGATTTTCTGAATTTCGTTTCAAACCTTATACCCGACGATAAGTTTAAAATTTTCAAAACTCTTTTCCGTTACCCCGTTAAGACCAACGAGGTAACGGGAATTTGCTTTGATAAGTTGAGCCGAATTTTTGACGGTCGTAACCCGGCGTTCAATTATCAGTTTATGGAGAGCGAACAAAGGGACGATTGGGAGTATTATAGACAGAACGTTTTAAGGGAGCCGGAAATTTGGAGTTCTAAAGGGTGGGAATATTTCAAAACCGAAATTAACAGCGTTCTAATTGTGGATTTGCCAACGGAGCAAGACGCCGCCGATAAATACCCCCGTCCGTATTTCTATTGGTTGCCAATTGAGCAGGTAATAACGTTTGATGCAGACCCGGTAACGGGCGTTATGCGATGGATAATTTTCAAGCAGGACGACAAACGTATTGCAGTAATTGACGATGAGAGATACCGGGTATTTACGGAGAAAGACGGGAATATTGGCGATTTGCTGATTGACAGCCCCCACGATTTAGGTTATACCCCCGCCCGTTTCTTTTGGAATGAGGCAATAAGTTTGAGGGAACCCGATGTTAAGGCGTCGCCATTGACCGAGCAGTTGGAAAGCATGGATTGGTATCTGTTTTATCATATATCAAAACGGCATTTGGATATGTACGGTTCATATCCTATTTATTCCGGCTATGAACAAAGTTGCGATTTCAGCAACGCAGAAAATGGCGATTATTGCGACGGCGGGTTTTTGAAAGACAAACAAGGACGTTACAAGTTAGACCAAGCCGGGATATTAGAGCGTTGCCCGAAATGTGGCGACAAACGAATTGCCGGGGTTGGTTCTTTTGTTGAAATACCCGTTCCCGATGGCGACAAACAACCGGATTTGCGCAACCCGGTTCAGATGTTGACCGTTGACCGTAATAGTTTGGATTATAATGTTGCCGAGGAAGAGCGATTGCGCAACAATATTATCACGTCTATTGTCGGAACGAATGAGGAAATAACAACACGGGACGCATTGAACGAACAACAGATAAAAGCAAATTTTGAGAGCCAAAGCACAATTTTAAACCGGGTAAAGAAAGGATTTGAGGCGGCGCAACAATTCGTTGATGAAACGGTTTGCCGATTGAGGTACGGCAATTTGTTTGTTTCTGCAAAAATCAATTTAGGCACGGAATTTTATATTTACGATGCAATGGAGTTGCGGGAACGTTACAAGTTAGCAAAGGAAGCCGGAGCAAGTGAGGCAGAATTGGACGCAATGCAAAACCAAATTATCGAAACGGAGTACCGGAACGACTCGACCCAATTACAACGTATGTTAGTGTTGGCAGAATTGGAGCCGTACCGACATTTAACCCGTGCCGAGGTATTAAATTTATATGGGCAACAGATAATTAGCGAACCGGAATTGCGTGTAAAACTGAATTTTGCTAATTTTGTTCGCAGATTTGAGCGAGAAAATACAAATATTTTGGAATTTGGAACGCAAATACCATTTTCCGAGAAAATAAAAGTAATAACTAATAAATTTTACGAGTATGCAAGTGAGAACAGAGGAGGGGCAAATTAAAGACGTCAATATTTTAGACGTTACCCCGGAAAATTTTATTGTACCAAAGGGCGAGGAAGATTGTTATCATTGCCGAATTGAGGTTAAGAAATTCAACCAAGACACGGGCGAAAGAATTTCAAAACCACGTATGCAGGTTTTCGGCAAAAAGTTCTTTGAATCTTTTGGGTTGCACAATTTGAGAAAGCAGGGTTTTACCGTTGATGTAATGCACGACCCGAACAAATGGGTGCAGGAAAACGAGGCTAAATTGGAGGCAGAAAAACAGAAGAAAGCCGAAGCCGGTGCAAAAGCCAAAGCAGAGGCAGCAGAGGCAGAGAAAAAAGCAATGAAAGAAGCTATGAAAGCCGAAATTCTTGCAGAACTGAAAGCCGAGGGATTGTTAGAAACGGCGGCAAAGCCGGGAAGAAAATCAAAGGAAACACCGGAGGCAAAGCAGGATGCGCCGGAAACAAACGAATAAGTTAAACCAAAAAATTATAAAGATATGGCACAGATTGCACAGCAGGACAATTTGATTGTTACAAGTACGAAACCAATTGCGACGATAGACGAAGCCGCAAAAAAGAAATTGAAAGAATGTATTGAAGCCGGAACGATTAACGATGTTATTGTAGTAACACCGGAAACGGCAAAAGTAACAAACAAATCAAAGGTATTGGCATGGTCGAAAGATGTAACAAAACCGCAGGCACCAACATATAAGGTTGCGTTGGTAGATTGCAATACCGGAGCGTTGAGCGTATTTAGTTTGAGTTAATAATAAAAGGGTAATATTATGGCATTAACAAGAGATATTTTGGTAGCGAATGCGGCTTTGTCCGGTTTGACTGACGAACAGATTAACGCAATTACAACGTTATCACAGAATGACGAAAATAGTGTAATAGCAAAGAAAACCGGGGAAATTTACGGCAATTTGGATGCGGATATTTTGACAGCGTCCGGAGTTGAGAAAAACGGAACTGAAAAAACATACGATTACGCAAAACGTGTGTTGGGAGATTTTAAGACAAAAGCGGAAAGCGTTACCGGGTTGGAATCACAGATTGCAACATTGACAAAAGAGAAAACCCGTTTGGAAAAAGTAATTGCCGACGGTGGAGCAGATGCAGAAACCGCAAAGCAATTAAAGCAGGCAAAAGCAGATTTGGCAAACGTTACAACTCAATATACAGAGTTGAACAAAAAGTTTGAGGCAGAAAAAGAAAACCACGCCAAAGAGTTGTTCGGCATTAAGATAGACAACGAATTGCAAACAGCGTCCGCAGGGCTTAAATTTAAGGCAGGTTTGCCGGAAAGTGTAACAAAGGTTATTTTGCAGCAGGCTAACGATAAAATCAAGGGAATGAACCCGGAATATATCGACGATGGCAAAGGCGGCAAAATTTTGGCGTTTAAGGACGAAACCGGGGCGATTATGAGAAACCCGAACAATCAGTTAAACCCATTTACGCCGGGCGAGTTGTTAACCCGTGAATTGGACGCAATGGGAATAATTGACAAAGGACGCCAACAGCCGGGAGGCGGAACAATCCCGCCGGGAGGTAGAGGCGCAGGCGGTAGCGTAGTAATTGACGTTGCAGGATGCAAAACACGTGTTGAAGCATACGACGCAATTAGTAACAATCTGATGGCGCAGGGAATGACCGCAGGTTCCAAAGAGTTTGAGGATGCAATGGCGCAAGCATGGAAAGACAACAATATTGCAGCATTGCCGGAGAGATAAAACAACCACGGGTAAAGGGTAAACCCGCATTAATAACAATTTAAAATAAAACATTATGAGTTTAATTGCAACAAGATTACAGAATTGGCGAGTTCAGAACCCGGAATTTGACCGCAATATGACCCGCCCGTGTGAGTATGGCGCATTGGATTTCTTTATTGAGCAAACCAACGCCGCAAATTCCATTATTAACCCAAAGTTGAGGGAAAGGGCGTTTGCCTCAATGGGTAATACCGTGCAAATCCCGGTTATCAATTACGATGGCGATGTTACCGTTGGCAACGTCCGTTCATGTGTAATTGAGGACGACGAAAATACGTCCGCACTTTATACCGTTGTGTGGGCAACATACACAATCGGTTTTACTATGGTCCCGGCGGCTTATACGAACAATGAAATTTCGTATGAACACGACTTTTACCGTAAAATGGAAAAATATACACGTGCGTTGGCTGATGCGTTAGACAAAGGCGCAATTGCAGCGTTGGAAGCACAGAAAGCGCAGGTATTGAAAGACAAATTGAATTATGACTTTTCCGGTAACGTTATCAAGGTTAAAAAGGAAATGGCAACCGAAATTTTGGGCGACATTGACCCAATTATGAGAGCCAATTGTTACCCACGTATGCCGCATATCGTTTGCAACGCCGGAATCGAAAGTTTGGTTCGCAAGTTGGCGCAGCATGGAGCGACAAACGACGTAAACAAACAGTTGGAATACGCCGGAAAGAAATTCCATTACACCAATAACGTAACTAACGAAAGCGGACAGAACGGAACATTCTTTGCCGTTGAGGATGGAAATATTGGCGTGTTAACCCGTGTTGACCGTGAAGCATTGCGCCGTACACGTGCCAATTTCCATGAGTGGGACGTTGTACGTTTGCCGATGATTGATTTGCCCGTTGGTTCACATTACTATACTTCGGTTGGCGACCAAAGCGGAACCGTTGGAGCAGCAACAGAAGATTTGACGTGCGCCGTTAAGGAGTATTTCGGATTTAGCGTTGACGTTGCTTTTTTGGTGGCTTATAATAGCGACCCAAGTACAATTGCAAATCCAATTATCAAAGCACAGATTGCAGCACGCGACCAAAATGAACCTTTGGGTATGCCTGTATATGTTACCAACGCCGCAGCATTTCCCGGCGGAGGTGTGAGCGCATAAGCCGGAAAACGGAACAATTATTTAACCGAGGGGACGGGGTGGTTATCCCCGCCCCCTTATTTATTGCAATCTTAATTCCTAATATGGGAAATAAATGGGCGTTTTTATGATAAGAATAAATGAAATATGCGAAGCGTTAAAAAATGTGTGCGGGTGGGAGCAATCATACGACCCGAAAACATTCATTGATGAACATTTGACACAGACCGAAAGCGGGTTGTACTTTCAAGGTGCGCACCCGCTTTTGACGTTGGATAATATGCAGGCAATAATGCCGGACGATTGGGGGCTACAATACCCGGAATGGAATTTGATTTTGCCATATAAAGCCGGGCAAAAGGTAAAGCATAACAATATATTTTGGATTGCAAAAATAGATAATACCGGGCAGGAACCGACGGCGAGCGATTTTAACGAAGATTACAGCCGGGACGATTACGGAAACCCGTATTGGCGACCATACAACATTTTTTCTGACTTTTTGGAAAGACTGACATTAAACGGAATTGCAACCGTTGTTCAGACTTTTACACAGATTAAGCAGTTGGAAAAGGAAACCCGCAATTTATTGGAAAGAAAAACGTTTTTTGATGGTTCCGGCAGAATCCGGGCTACAATTCAAAATACCCATAAATTAGTAGGATTTGAAATTGTTCCGGTTCGTAGTATGGGGGTAACAACCAAAATTGAGAAAATCGGGCTACAAATGACCGGAGCGACCGGAAAGGTAAGAATGTATTTATTTCATTCGTCGCAGATTGACCCGGTAAAAACATTCGATTTGGATTTTACCGTTACAAATGGCGGCTTTCAATGGTTCCCGTTGACCGATTGTTATTTGCCGTATATCAGCGACGCAAACAACGCCGGGGGTTCATGGTTTCTTTGCTATAATCAAGACGAATTACCCGCCGGGATGGAAGCAATAAACGTATCTAAGGATTGGAGCCGGGAGCCGTGCGGAACGTGCAACATTGGTTCCGTCGAAACATGGCGAGAAATGACAAAGTATTTGCAGGTTTCCCCGTTTAAGGTTGACGCCCCGGAAACATTCGAGCAATACCCGGAATTATGGGACGTGGCTTATACTATGTACACAAATACCCACAATTACGGGCTAAATTGCAAAATAACGGTTGGTTGCGATTTGACCGACTTTATTATTTCGCAACGGCAGATGTTCCAAACCGTTATTCAAAGGCAGGTTGCGGCAATAGGTTTGCGAACGTTAGCAATGAATCCCAACGTTAGGGTTAACCGCAATCAGTCAAATGCAAGCCGCACCGATATTCTGTATGAGTTGGACGGCAATACGTCCGGGGTTCGTCCCGGCGGGTTGGGTTATGACCTTAAAAAAGCGTATGAGGCTTTGCGGTTAGATACGCAAGGATTAGACCGCATTTGTTTGAGTTGTAACAATCATGGCGTTAGGTACAGAACTGTTTAATATATAATTTCAAATGAAAGTTGTATATAATTTTAAAGAATAATTGTAAATGGGAAAAATTGACGACTTATTAAAACGGGTCGTTAAGTTCAACGATGAATTAACGTCCGGGCGGTTAGTGCAAAAAATAATATGGGACAACGAGGCGTATATAATAGATATGAACGCCGAGGAACAATTGTTTGAACAAGGCGTTAACCGTTTGGGCGTTTCAATCATGGATTACGCCCCGTATAGCCCGGTAACAATTGCAATCAAAGAGGCAAAGGGACAGCCTACAAACCGGGTAACGTTAAGGGATGAGGGCGATTTTCAAAGTAGCTTTTATTTGGAAGTTGGCGACAAACAATTTGAAATTAAGGCGGCGGATTGGAAAACCGAGGAATTAATAAAAAAGTATGGACGCCAAATTTTAGGTTTAACGGACGAAAATATTAAAATCCTTATATGGCATTATATTTTCCCGGATTTAATAACAGAGGCAAAAAAAACGATATATGGCAGCGAATAACAAAGCCCCGGTAATTGCGAACCCGGAATTATTAGACCGTATTATTGGAAATATACAAACCGGATTGGTTGATAATTTACCGTGGTTGGACAAAGCATTTGGACGGGCTGAAAGACTTGTTAAATATGACGGGGACCGGAAACGTTATTTTACCCCGTGCGTTTATGTAGGGCGAAACGATTATATAGAAGTAACCCCGGATGCAAATATTGGGAATTTTTCGTTTTTTTGGATTGACGACCCGCAGGACGTTAGTTGGGAATCCGGCGTTTCAATAGGGCTAAAAACCTCGTTTTCCCTTATCTTTTGGTTTGATTTCCGGAAGATATTCAACGATGCGAGCGACCGGAACAAAGAAGCAGTTAAGCGGCAAATATTGGACGTGTTGAACGGAGGCTTTTGGCTGAAACATGGGCGTTTGAAAATAACAAAGGTTTATGAGTTGGCGGAAAATATTTACCGGGGTTTTTCTTTGGACGAAATAGACAACCAATTTTTAATGCACCCGTACGGCGGGTTCCGGTTCTATGGAGAATTAAGTATTGGAGAATCATGTAAATTGTAAGATTATGAAAGAATTTATTTTTTACGTTATATTGGTCGCAATGTTGGCGGCTTTTGTGCTTACATTATTGCGCAAATGGGGCGTTATTGAATGGGTACAAGTTCACGGGAACGATTTCTTTTCAAAGATGTTTAATTGCGATTTCTGTTTGTCGTGGTGGACTTGCGTTTTGATTTGTTTCTTTGCGTTGATATTTACCGGGAACCTCTCATTTTTGGGCGTTCCCTTTTGTAGTACAATGATAACACGTGTTTTATTATGAAGAATGTACAAATAAAAGGAATGAACGTTGTATTGTATGATAGTATAGACGAATTGCCGATGTTGCGTTTCCACAAGTATAACAAAATGCTTTTGGTTGACGCCGGGGTTGGTTCTGATTTATCGGATTTTGACCGACATATTGAAAAGGTAATACGTTATTTGAACAGCCCAACGCCAAACATGGCAACCGTTGAGTTGGAAAATATGCGCCAAAATGTGTATTTCATACAATCCGAGATTTCGCCCCGGTATTTATCTTTTGCGGTTTTAGTAAAGAGCATTGACGGGAACCCGTGCAATGATTTATCAGACGACGGATTGCAAAAGATAGTTGATTTGTTCGCCGATGTTCCGAACGCAGAATTAACCGCCCATTTGGAAGCGGTTAAAAAAAAAATAGATGAAGAATTGCGGTTGTATTTTCCCCGGATATTTGATGATGCAGCATTAAAAGAGTATTTCGACCAACTGAAAGAAAGAACGGTTATTTTATTGCGCACAATCATAGCCGGGGAAGCAACCGAAACGGATGCAAAAAGAATTGACGAAATTACAGCAGAGTTGATAACGTATTTCAATCCGCAATCATTTTCGGGAGCCGACAGCGTAGAAATACGATACGACAAACAATTTGAAAATATGTGTTTGATATTGTCGCAGAATTTGCACGTTGACCCGAAAAGATTTACCGTATTGGAATATTACAACGCATTTGAGTATGTAAAAGAACAAGCGAGAAAAGCCCAAAAACAGAAAAACGTAAAATAAAGCGATTTCCGGCGTTATTTCCCGGCAGATAATAAAATATACGTTTGAGAAAAGAAAATCGAAATACGGGGAAATTTCCCGAAAATAACTTTAAATAATAGTTGTTATGGCAGATAATAATCCGATAAAGTATAAAGATTTAATCAGCCCGGATAATTCAATTGAGGAACTGATAAAACAATTGACCGAGTTAAAAGACACATATACGGACGCATTGGCAAGTATCAAAGCCGAGGCGATTCAATTGGCGGCTACATTGCAAAAGGTTTCCGGAGCCACGGAGGACGGGCGGAAAAAGACAAAGAAAGCCGCCGACGACGCCGACCGTTTGGCACGTGCGCAAAAAGAATTGGCGTTTGCTGAAAGCGACGCCGCCAAAAAATTAGCGGAGTTGAATTTGGCAAAGCAGGAAGCAAACCAAATAAATAAATTGATTATCAAAATAAATCAATCCGCCGAGGGTAGTTATAACCGTTTATCGGCGCAATATTCATTGAATAAGATTTATTTAAACAACATGACTAAAGCCGAACGGGAAAACACCGAGGAGGGGCGAAAATTGGTTGCACAAACCAAAGAAATATACGAAGAAATGAAACGTTTGCAGGAAGCAACCGGGAAATTTCAATTGAACGTCGGAAATTATACGGAGGCGTCCGACGCAATTATTGCGTATGGCGACAAATTAAAAGAAACGTTAGGTTTAAATAGCGCATTTGGCGAAAGTCTTTTGGCGTTAGGACGTGGCGGGGCTGAAAGTAAAGCCGTTTTTACAGCTATTGGCGACGGGGCAAAAGCATTGGGAAAAACTTTGTTGGGATTACTTTCAAACCCGGTTTTTTTGGCGATTGCCGGAATTACGGCGGCGGGTGCGGCGTTTAAATGGTGGTACGATTATAACGCCGGGTTAGTTGAGGCAACGAGATTGACGCAACAATTTACCGGGAAAAGTGGCGATGATTTGAAAGCGTTTAGAAATGAGGTGCAAGCCGTCGCCGATTCATTCAACGCAGATTTTCGGGAAACATTGATTGCAACAAACGCATTATCAAAACAATTTGGTATTTCTGCAAATGAGGCATTGCAATTGGTTAAGGATGGGTTTTTAGCCGGAGGCGATGCGAACGGGGAATTTTTAGACACGTTGAAAGAATACCCGGCATATTTCAAAGAGGCGGGAATATCAGCAGACCAATTTGTTGCAATTGTTACCCAAACAAACAAAATGGGTATCTTTTCAGACAAAGGCGTTGACGCAATTAAGGAGGCAAATTTGCGTTTGCGTGAAATGACGACGGCGACGGCGGCGGCTTTGGACGGTATCGGTATTTCGTCGGAACAAGTTCAAAAAGATTTGCAGACCGGAACCAAAACAACGTTCGATGTTATACAAGACGTTTCCGCAAAATTGGCAGAATTGCCGGATAATGCGGCAACGGTCGGGGCTGCAATTGCAGATATATTCGGGGGGCCCGGAGAGGACGCCGGATTGCAGTATTTGCGCACGTTGAAAGATATTTCAACAAACATGGATGAAGTAAAAGGGAAAGCCGGAGTTTTGGCGCAATTGCAGGAGGAACAATTGCAAAGCCAAATTGAGTTGCAAAACGCATTATCCGGGTTGTTTGACGCAACCGGAGGGAATTTTGAAACGTTGACAACGCAGGCAAAAGTTTTTGTTAACCAAGGATTGACGGCGATAATAAAAGGGGTTATTGATGTTGTCAATTACTTTATTGAGTTGTACAATGAAAGTGTTTTGATACGTGCCATTTGGAACGGTATAGTTGCCGGATTTAAAACCACATTTGACACGTTGGGAAATTTGTTTGGATTCTTTATTGATATTGTCAAAGCAACCGGAACCGCATTAAAGGGAGCGTTTACGTTGGATTTTGACGACGTTAAAAAAGGGTTGTCAGATTATGCAGCCGCATACGGAAATTTGGTAAAAGCACAAGTAAAGGACATTACCCAAAATTTCAAAGAGGGGTTGGATGATATGCAAAAGAAAATAAAGCCGATAACAATCCCCGTTTCCGTAGGAGATACGCCAAAAGAACCGGCCGGGAACAAACCCGTAACAACACAGAACCCAACCGTAACGCCGAGGGGTAAAAGCGATGCGGAAAAGGCAGCAGAACAGCAAGCAAAACAAATTGAGGCGGCATACAAAAAGAATTTGGAAGCAACCCGAAAATTGCAGGATGCACAATTGCAGTTGGAAACCGACGAATGGGCAAAGCGTCGCCAACAAACGCAATATCAGTATTCCCGCCAAATTGAGGATTTGCAACACCAATTGCAGACCGAAAAGGATTTGAACGAAACCGGACGCCAAGCGATAAACGCCACAATTACGGCGTTGGAACAGCAACAAACCGAGGCATTATTGAAAATCGAACAAGACCGACAATTGCAGGAATTGGCGTTGCAGAAAGAAAGCATTGAATTACGTTTGCAAGCAGTCAAAAAGGGAAGCGAGCAGGAAAGACAATTGCGGATGCAGTTGTTGGAAAACGAAAGACAAACCGCATTATTACAGAACCAACAGAAACCGACCGGGCAACAGCAAGACGCCGGGGCGATTAATGCAAGTTTTGACGCAAAGGGAGCCGGAATTGCGGACGAATATTTGCAAGCGCAATTACAGATATTCGACCAACAACAAGCGTTGGCACAATCGGAGTTTGATTTGTTGAGAAATTCAGAAGCCCGGAAAACTCAATTCCGTTTGCAAGCAGAAAAGGAACGTTTGCAAAAGGTTTTAGAATTAAATCAGCAAGCCGCCAATAAATTGTCTGATGTTGAGGTACAAACAATTCAAAACACTATTAAAAAAATAGACCAAGAAATTGAGCAATCCAAAGGGGAGGAACGAGGAACAGACATTTACGGTTTGTTTGGGCTTAATTTGGACGACGACCAAAAAGAGGCAATTAATACGTCTATGCAATACGCATTGGATGCGTTAAATACATTCACGGCGGCACGTGTTGCCGCAGCAGATGCAGCCGTTGAGCAAGCGGATAAAGAGGTTTCCGCCGCACAATCGGCGTTGGATGCAGAATTGGAAGCAAGGGCAAACGGGTACGCAAATAATGTTGTACAAGCGCAAAAGGAGTTGGATTTGGCAAAGAAAAACCAAGAAAAAGCGTTGAAAGAACAACAGAAAGCGCAAAAACAGCAGGCAGCAATACAAACATTGCAGCAAATCGGAAACATGGTAACAGCAACGGCGTTGATATGGTCGCAATTAGGTTTCCCGTTTGCAATACCTGCAATTGCCGTAATGTGGGCGAGTTTTGCAGCGTCTAAAATCAAGGCGGCGCAATTGGCAAAACAGACCGGAGGAACCGGAGGAACGGAAACATACGGCGACGGTACCGTTGAACTTTTGGAGGGCGGTTCGCACCAAAGCGGAAATGATATTGATTTAGGAACGAAACCGGACGGAACCCGCCGACGTGCCGAGGGAGGCGAATTTTTCGCCGTGATAAATAAACGAAGTTCACGCCGTTTCAGAAAGATAATACCGGACGTTATCAATTCGCTAAACAATGGTACGTTTGCACATAAGTATTTAAAATCCTATTCAGACGGCGACGGTTTGACGTTAAACGTTACCGGACAAAGCCCGGATTTACGCAATTTGTCGGATGATGTAAGGGAAATTAAGGAACAGAACCGACGACGGGTTTACGTGGATGGCGACGGAAATACGATTGAAAGTTACAAGAATTTGAAACGTAAAATAAAAAGACTATGACACCAAAATATAGATTCTTTTTGCAGATAGGGGAGGACGGAACCAAACAAACCGTCCGCCCCAATTATAAGGATGATTTAACGTTGGATTATGAGTTGGAAACAAATCAAAGGTTTTACCGGGCTAAATTGTCCGGTAAAATAAACTTTGTCCGTGCTGATTACGATATTATCAATAACGCCCCGTTTGATTCTGAATTTTTCCTATATATCGAAAAAAGCGATGATTGGGGACAAACATACAATCAATACTATAAAGCAAAGTTTATGAAAACGGATTGTACGTTTAATGATGATGATAAATTGGTTACGGTACAGCCGGAAACAATAGACCAATACAACGACGTTTTGGCAGGATTGGAAAAGGAATACAATTTAATTGAGTTGGCCCCACAAATCGAATTTCTTACAATAAGAAAACGCCCATTGATACAAATATACGTTCCCGGAGATAGTATTGTTTCGTGCTTTTTGGGCGGCACGAATTGGGAACAAGACGCAAACGCCACGACTGACCAAAACGCATTAATACAAACCTATCATTTTGCACTATGTAATATTTTGAAAGAAATACAAATTACGTCGCACGGTTCCCCGGCGGTAATATCCGGGCTTTATGTTGGGCGGATGTCGACGGGTGTAAGTCCTGATGAATTTATGGGAGATTTATACCCGGAATTAAATGTAAATTATTATATCCATATTGCACAAAAACTAGTTGCGGGTGGGCTACCTATTGGGCTAGCAGGTGTTGAGATACGCCGCCGTTCTGATGATGTGGCAATGTTCCGGTTTACAAAGATAACGCAAGAACCTTTTGATACGTTGGAATTTGATTTAACCGCCGTTGAGGGTTCTGGAGCAACGGGTACGATGCACGCCGATATGAAAAGTTATAATATATACGCCCGATATTTGGTTGATGTTGATAAAATAGACGATTTAGATACATACCCGTTGCCGTCCGATGATATTGTAGATAATAATAGAAATTACCGCCGGGCAATTGGTTACGCAATCGACGTGGCATTTATATCTAAAAATTTTTCAGATACGCCGACCGAGTGGGGATTAGCCGACAGTGGAAAGTATTTTGCGCCGCCTTATTCCATATATGGACAAACGTTTTATCCAATCGCCCGGTCAACGTGGCGTTATGCGTCGTTATGGTTTGGGTTTTATCTGATGGATTGGATATTAGAGGAAAAAGCCCGAAAAGCATATACTTTGCGTGATGCGTTTACATTGTCGTCATGTATCAATGTGCTATTAAAAGAATTTGCGCCCGGAATAACGCATGAAGCGACGCCGGAATACAGCCAATTTCTTTATAACACAAACAATCCTATTTCCGGGCAGTCATTTAAGTTGCTAATAAGTCAGAAAAGCAATATCATTAATGGCGAATATCAAACCCCGGCGCAAAAAGCCCCGGTTACATTGCAACAGATTATGACGATGTTACGGGATATTTACAAATGTTATTGGTATATTGAGGGCGGAAAATTTAAGATTGAACAAATAAATTGGTTCAGAAATGGCGGTTCGTATGGATATAACCCAATTATTGATTATGATTTAACGCAGTTAGAAAACGTTAGGAATGGCAAGAAATTAGCTTTTGCGACGTCGGAATATTCATTTGATAAAGTAGATATGCCGGAACGTTACCAATTTGAATGGATGGACGATGTAACAACGCCGTTTGAGGGTTTGCCAATAGAGATTACGTCAAAATATGTAACAGCCGGAAAGATAGAAGAAATAAATATTTCCAATTTTACGTCCGATATTGATTTGATGTTGTTAAACCCCGGTGCAATTAGTTTGGATGGATTCGCATTGTTTGCGGCGGTTATGCCGTCCGGAGGTGGACAATTGGAATTGCCGTTTACAAGACAAACCGTTGATAGCGTAGAATATTTTTTGCAAAATGGATATTTAGCGTTTATCAATATACAACCGACATATTGGGTTTATGATATGCCCGCACGGAATTTCAAAATAAATAATTCCCAATATTATGCTTTGGGAGGATTGGAACGTAAAAAGAAACAAACATTGAATTTCCCGGCAGGAACCACAGACCCAAACCCGATGCAGTTAGTTAAAACATATATCGGTAACGGTCAAGTTGATAAACTTTCGGTAAATTTGTGTAGTCGAAATATTAAAGCAACGTTGAAATATGATACAGAATAACAACATAAGTGTTTTACCGTGGTACACGTCAATAAATGAACAGAACCACAGAAAAAATTACGCATACGGCGCAATTTACCCGTTATTTGCCCCGGCTGATAGATTGTTACCGTTTCAGATAATGAGAAACACACGGTCAAACAATGTTACGTCAGTGGTATTGTATGAAAAGACCGGAAAGCAAGTTGCAAACATAACAACGTATATGAAAGAAACCGGATTGCAGATTGTCCGGTTTCAAACGTTGGGTTATGATGTTATATTGTACCCGTCAATATTACCCATGCCATTAAATCAGTTGGACGGAATATATTATATGACTTTATCGGATGGCGTTCAAACATGGTATTCTGAAATGTTCACGGTCGTACAAGATGTTTCCGGGTACCTTAAAATTGAATGGTGGGACATTGAAAATTTAGTTTTTGATGCCGGGCAAATAGTCTATAAAAACCCGGATTTCAAAAATACATTGTACCTTTGTACAGAGTTAGGAAAACCGGATTATGAATTTGAAGAGGACGGCGAAGAACGGGACGGGTATTTTTTCCCGGAAAAACAAATATCAGTCAAAACGTTTAAATGTACGATATTGGCACCGGAGTTCCTTTGCGACGTTATGCGTTTTATTCGTATGGCTGATTACATACATATAACTGACAAGTACGGCAGGGAATACGATTGCGATACGTTTTTAATTACCCCGAAATGGCAAACGCAGGGGGATTTGGCGAGCGTGGAAATTGAGTTTAAAACAAATACCGTCGTTAAGAAAATAGGACGTGGATATATTATCAATAATAATGGAGATTTCAACGGCGATTTCAATAATGATTTTGACAACAATTAAATTAATTAGATTATGGGAAATTACAAACAATTAAAACAAGCGATTGCCAACGTTATTAAGACAAACGGAAACCAAGAAATTACCGGGGCAATAATGCAAAACGTGTTGAACACGATTGTTTCAACCGTGGGAGCCAACAGAACCTTTGTTGGCATAGCAAATAAAAATACCAATCCCGGCACGCCGGACGGTAACGTTTTTTATATCGCTTATACGGCGGGGAATTATGTAAATTTCCAATTCGGGGCGGGTTATTTGACCGTAAAACCCGGCGAATTGGCAATATTATACAACGAGACGACCAATTGGGGTAAATTTGTTATCGGCATGAGTTCGGACGGCGTTATTGCGCTTGCGAACACAACAAACCAAATCAACGCAACCGGACGTTATGCGTACACGGATACGGGTATTGTAAAGGGGTCAAATGCGGGTTCCCAAAAGGTGCGTACATTTTTGGTTGCGGGTCAACCATACCAATTTACATTAACGCCCGTTGGAGGCAACGCCCCGGTAAATATACAGGGTATTAAAGCCGACGGAACATTTGACATTATTGGCTCAATGACGTTAACGCCCGACGGGACAACGAAAACCGTAACGCCAACCGAAAATTATTACGGGTTTACGATTTTTTACGGTTCCCAAACAACCGCCACGTCTGTAAATGTATTGTTTGAAACTCCGACAACCGGGGGAATGGGTTTGCCGGACGGTATGGGGGACGCAACCAACTTTTACCCCGACCCGTTTATTGAGGCGGGTTCGGATATTAATGAATTGGAGGGCGTGCGAGCTGTTTCCGTTGTAGGAACGCCGGAATATTACGCCGACCGTATTGTTTTGCCCGTGGGTTCGTTTTTAGGGGTTTTATTGGATTTGTCGCAATTCCCATATAATCCAACAACGGATTATCTTAACGCATTAATGAAAATTAGTGCGCCGGGTACAGGTCATTTGTTAAATGTGGCATTTGACCCTATAACGTCGGGTGCCTTTAGTTCAGCCGTTCAATTAACGACCGACCCGCAATTTGACGGTTGGGTATCTTTTTACAATGTAACCGGACGTTCGACGTTATCCAACGGTTGCCGTGTAACATTCGACAACCGAAAAGGTACACAGCCGTTAACGATTTACCGTTGTATGATGTGGACGGGTCAAGATGTAACCCCGTTCGGTATGTTCGCAAAACAGGCGTGGAACGCATGGAAAAAGGTAAAAGATATTCCCATTAAAACAATTAATTACGCCCCGTATTACAACGAATTTAATTTACAGGGTTCAGCAATGAATGTTGTAAGAACACGCACAACGTTATCTTATACGGTGAACAATGCCGGAACTACTGCATTTATTGGATATGATTTCAAATTGGCGGATAGTCCGTTTGAGATTGGCGACGTTATCGGTTACGGTGCGGATAATGTGGTTGTAAGTAGTGCAACAATCGCCGCAATGTATTGCATATTTTACAATGATTCAGCCGAGATTTCCCGGTTAACGTTACAATTAAGTGCAGGCGGTTTTTGTACTCACTCCGGCACAATTCCGAAGAATACAACACGTATATTGATACGTTTCCAAATTAGTGGCGTTGGTGCGGCAATATCGGTTGGCGACAACTATTTGACAAAAGGCGAAATAAACAAATTGAGCGAATGGGAACGCCAAAGCATAAAGCACGGGACAACTGTAAACACAACCGCCGCCGTTGTTTACGTGGATGCGGTCAACGGAAACGACACGAACCCCGGCACGACGGAAAGTGCCGCATTAGCGACGTTTGCCGCCGCATTTTCCAAAACAGGCGTTGATACAACAATTATATTGATAGGGGACACGACCGAACGTTTGAATATCAAAACCAAGTCAAACCAACGTTCCGTCCGTCTTATCGGTAAACGTGGATTAGTTAACCGTATCATTTGCGGAACAAAAATTGATAGCGGAACATTAGTTGCGGGTACAACGAACGTTTACCAAACCCCGTTGTCGTCCTTTTTAGCCGCCGACCATTTCCAATTGTTCCAACATGAGGTATTCGACGAAAGTACGTTGATACCGGACAACGAACGCCACCCGTTACAACGTGGGAAAACGTACCGTTGTGATAGCACAAAGATAACCCGTGTTACGTCGTTGGATGCCGTGAAAACGTCCGAGGGTTACACGTTCTTTTATGATACAGACGCACAAATGTTGTACGTCAAAATCAAAGAGGGTACAACGTTAGCCGCCAACCCGGTTTACATTCCGGGCGGTTCCGGTATTTCCGGCAATGACGGTTCCGTTGCTTTTGAAATGGTTAATATTGAATGTTGGTACGGTTCAATTTCGTTAAGGTTTTGCCACGGCGGACGGGCGATTGATTGCGCAGCAAAATACGCATTTGGCGGCGGTGCGTGGTCGTGGGAGGCGGCAATTGGTGTGGAATTGATACGATGCGAAGCGGCACGGGCGTTTAGCGGTTCGAGTACCGGGGACGGGTTCAACGCGCACAGCACAACGACTGACCCGGCATTGGCGAAACATACCGTTGCAACGATGATTGATTGTTGGAGCCACGACAATAACGACGACGGATATAGCGACCACGAACGTTGCGAAACAACCATTATTGGCGGATTGTTTGAATACAACGTAAAAGCCGGAATAACGCCCGCTTTTGGTTGCCACGATACGATATATAACGCCTATTGCCGTAAACAGGTTAATAACGGTATCGCGTTAGTTGGAAGCGCAACGGCGGCGGAGGGCGGCAGAGGTTCGCAAATATTCGTGATTGGTTGCATTTGCGAGAACAACACAAACAATTATTACGTTTCCGGCGATAAGTCCGGGAAGGATGAAAATTTTGGTAAGTTCGTAAATTGTATATCTTTGAACGGTTCAAAATATGGGTATTTGTGTGGAACGAACGCCCGTATTGAATTGAACAATTGCACGGATAGCGGAAGCCCAACCGCAAAAAGTGGCAACGTGATAGTAAATAACGCCGCATTGGTAGAATAATTAACCGGGGGCGGGTGCGCCCGTCCCCATTTTCACTTACTTAAATGATGCAAGAACGTAACATTATTAACGGAACAACCAACGGCGGTTGACAACCGCACGGAATTTATGTTGTGCGAGATTATAAAGCAATAACCAAAACGGGGGCGGTTTACCGCCGCCCCTTAACTCTTTATTTATGGACGATATGGATAAAATTTTTAGTTGGGAACAATGGCGTATGATATTCGCCACGACCGCAAGCCCGTTATTTGTTATGTAACACCAACAAAGGTTTTTGTTGTTAGGGAATATTTGAAAAAAAATATTTTATCAAAATATGCAAAGTTTAACCCGGTGCGGAACAATCCGCACCACAAAAAAGACCGATGGAAAAGTATTTTTATTTCATTCAATACGACATGAAAGTTTGTTTGATAATAATCTTTGTATGTTGTGTTTTTGTAGTATTTGCGACATTCTTTGATTTTTGGACGGCATACGAAGCCGTGAAAGCGAGAAAAGAAAAATTAAGCAGCCACCCGATGCGGAAAACCGGGCAAAAAATCATAGACTATTTGCGTTTAGTTTTATACGTATTGATGATTGATGTTTTGGGGCTTATGGTTTTTCCTTTTTACAGTATTCCATTTTTTGTTGTATTACTGACATTGGGTATTCTATTAAGGGAGGGTTGGAGCATGAAAGAGAATTACGAACTCAAACAAAGCAATGCAGTTGAGGCAATAGATATGGCGGCGGAAATAGTCAAGTGTATAACGAAAGAAGAAGCCGAAAAGCTAATAAAGGCGATTAATGATAAACATAGTATTAACAAGAAAAAATTCAAATGATTATGGCACAATTAAAGCAATTATCAGCAGGCAGTAGCCAAATTATTATGATGATGTTCCGGGATAAGAACAACGCCCCAATTAAGGCGGATTCCGTACACGTCAAAGGTTCATTAACGGAAGTTCCAAACAGCCGATATTCAACAACCATTGAAGCAAACAGAAAGATTGCCAAGAACATTCAGTCTAAAAGTATATCATTCCCAATTCAGCAGGGCGAGTCAGTTAGATTTTTGGCTAATTCAAATATTGATGATGGCTTTTATCTGCAAAGCGGAACAGACGGAAAACCTTTGTTTGAGGTTATTGTAAACTTCAAAGAAATGGTAGGTATGCCGTTTATACCGGATGAGTTAGAAAAGGGGGCAACAGAATTTTATGAATAATAACCGGGGCGAAAAGCCCCATAAAAAAGAAAATGAGTAAATAAATAATTCTATTTGCAACGGGGATAGGCGGAGTAATTAACCGGCCGAAAGGGCAAGCCAACAGCCCGTCCCCATTTACAATAAAAATTTTAAATGGAGTTATGAAACAGAAAGTAATTATTCTTGATGGAGGCCACGGCGTGGATTGCGCCGGAAAACGTTCCCCCATTTGGGGCGACGGTTCCCAATTGTTAGAATGGGAGTTTAACCGTGATATTGTACGCCGTATTGCGGCGATGTTGAAAGCAGAGGGAATAAAGTTTGAAATTTTGGTACCGGAGGATAACGACATTTCATTGCCGGAACGTTGTCGCCGTGCTAACGTGATATATGACGATTGCGGACAGAACGCCGTATTGTTCAGCATACACGGGAACGCCGGAGGCGGCACCGGATGGGAATGTTATACAAGCGTCGGCGAAACGAAAGCCGATGCAATTGCAACCGTCCTTTGTAATGAGGCAGAAAAGGAGTTTGCCCCGGATGGTTGGAAAATGCGTTTCGACCATTGCGACGGCGACCCGGACAAAGAAAGCCAATTTTACATTCTGAAGCACACGAAAGCCCCGGCGGTATTGTCTGAAAACTTTTTCTTTGATACGGAAAAGGATTGCCGTTTTATGATGAGCGACGCCGGGCGAGATAGAATTGCAAAGATACATTTTGAAGCAATAAAGAAAATTGTATGAAAAAGTATTTGATTTGGGCGGCAATTGCGATGGTAGTTGCCGCCGTTGCAACAATATGGGTGCAACGAACGAAAATTGAAAAATTGACGGACGAACGGAACAGATACCGGGGAAATACAGAAACATTGTTGCAGGACGTCGAAACGTACAAAACAAAGGATAGTTTGAACGCCGCCAAAGTTGGAGTTTTGGAACTGAAATTGTCGGAGTTTGAAAGATACCGGGCGAGCGATGCGGAACTAATAAAAACCCTCCAAACAAAGAACCGGGAATTGGAACGGGTTACAACAACCCAAATGGAAACAATCAACGAATTGCGGGCAACCGTCCGGGATAGTGTTGTATATTTGCCCGGCGATACGGTTACGACTGTATTACGTTGTATTGAGTATTCCGACAAATGGGTTGATTTTGACGGATGTATTAAAAATAATACGTTTTCGGGCAAAATTATAACACGGGATAGCCTTTTAATAACGGAAACTGTGCAATATAAGCGTTGGTTAGGTTTTTTATGGAAAACAAAACGGATAAAAAACCGTGAATTTGATATTGTTTCAAAAAATCCACATACAAAAATTACCGGGTTTGAGGTTATAACAATCGAAAAATAACTATCTTTGTATCGAATTACATTTGACCATATAAATAAAGATTGTTTTCAATGATTAGCCGGGTTACCCCCGGCTTTTTTCGTTTTGCCCATTTTTAGCCCCGTGGCGGGCTTTTCTTTCCCGGATGGATAAATTACACATTTCGCCCGAAAAAGTGGCTTAAATCGAAAATTCGACCAAAATAACTATCTTTTGAACCAAAAACAGAATTTTTTGCCATTTTCCGATAAAATAAAAAGAAATTCTTTTGATGATTAAAATAAAGGTTGTATATTTGCATTGTCAAACAACAACGACTTGGCGGGTTCCCAGGGAAAATAAAATGAGAACATTATGAGAACAAAATTTGTTGAGACCGAAAGCAGATACCAAGCAAAGAAACAATGTCCATGGGCGGAAAAGGTTACAAAGGTATGCGGGGGCTATATGTGCTTTGAATCTTATTATGATTATCAAATTTGGAAAAATCAAAATTAACAAACAGCCGGGGAGCAATCCCCGGTTTAATACTTAAAAGCCATGCGATACGCACTAAGAAAGCAGGATAAAATAAAAGCAGTATTGGGCAATGAATATTTGGAAAACAATATTCTGCAAAGCCTAAATAAATACTTTGGTAATAACGACGACGACCGGATTTATTCAGACATTGAACCGGACGGGTACGTTACGGATTACGGCAACAAATACCCATTATTGAGGATAAACGACGTTGCAAACAGCGACGCAATGTTAGAATTTGCCGTTATGGGGCAAATGTACGATGTATTGAATTTGTCTTATGTTGGTAGAATGAAAGGTTAAAATATGGACGTGATAATATTAATTTTCTTTGTATTATTAATTGCAACCCTATTATTGGGTATATGGCAAATAAAGAACCCTAAATTAAAAACCGCTGATGATTTAAGCGACGATTTGTGTTTATATTGTCCTTTGGATGATGATGAAAAAGGAACCCACGGCGTCCCAAATGGATATATAAGTTGTGAGGGGTGTTGTTGCCAAGAAGCGTATGAAATGTATATTGAGGAATGGACGGAATAACAAATTGTATGGAAAGTATAATAATAAAAGAAATTGAAATGATGTTGGAACTACCTTTGCACGAAAGACAAAAAGCATATTTCCAAGACTTATTAAACGCAGCAAAGCCAGTTAAAATAGTTCCGGCGGCTGATGTATTGGAGGATTACGAATTGGACTACATACGGCACGTAATTAAGCCAAAGCCGAAAGAATGTTATCGAAATTCCCATTTACTTTGCGAGGCGTTCCCGGAACGGATTCTTTATTGTGAGGGAAAAACAAACGTCCCAATACCGATTGACCATGCGTTTAACAAGGTCGGCGACGCATATATTGACATAACATTTGAATTTGCGTTGCATGAAAACCCGTCAATATATGAGTACGTAACATTTGGAGAGTACGACGCAAAGACCATACGAAAAGCAGTATTGGAAACCGGATATTACGGCGAAATTTACAAATGGTTGTATTATCAGAGTAAGAAATAAAAATTCCCCCGGCGTCATAAATCAATATGCACCGGGGAAATTTTACGCAGTAACCGAGAGCGATTTTTGGTAATGCGGTATTGCAAAGGTAGATTAAAAATCCGATTATCCAACGCACCTCGCAAAAATGATTTTAGAAACAAAGATATATTTTTGAAAAATAGATAAATGAAATACTATTGCATTTGCAAAACCAAAAATAATATTTATATTTGCAGAATAAAATTAGTAGTATGGAAATTTGGAAAGAAATAAAAGACTATGAGGGGTTATATGAAGTAAGCAATTACGGGCGTATAAAGTCATTAGATAGCAATATAATTTTGACGCCTTGTAAACCCGCAACGTCCGGTTTATGTGTTACTTTATCAAAAAACAGAGTAAATACGAAGTTTCAAGTTAGCCGATTAGTTGCGGCGGCTTTCATCCCGAACCCGGAAAACAAACCATACGTTGACCATATCGACGGGGTTAAGTATCATAATTTTGCAGACAATTTACGTTGGTGTACGCAAAAGGAAAATATGAACTATAAACCCGCAAGGCGAAATAAAATTAAATATAATTGCCAAATAGTCGGATATGGAGCGGACGGGAAAGAATGTGTTCGTTTTGACAATTATATAGATGCGGAAAAGCGGGGTATGTACAGACATTTGATAAAAAAGAGTGTTGATACCGGGAAACCATATAAGGGAATTTTGTATAAAGAAGAAAAATAAAACCCACCGGGGGGAATACCCGGCAATGATATGAAAGTAAAAGATAGCAAAGAATTAAACGAGTTGGCGACCCTTTCCGGGAAACCCGCCAAACAGGTATCCGACATTATCGTTTCGGAATTACTCAACAACAAAGTTATTGAGGACATACCCGACAATTGGGGTTGTTCTGTTTTCGATGCAATCAGCGAGGAAACAACCGAGGAACAAACCGCCCAATGTTATACGTCCATATCTGAGGCGTTGGGCGTGTATGTAAAAAAGGTTTTCGCCATTATCCCGAATTTGGATTTGGTCGGTAATGGCGATTGCCCGGAGTGTGGCGGCGAAATGGAGGTTACGGACGGCGAATATAAGCAAACAGGCGGGGACGGATATATTACGCCCCCAGAATATACCCCAATTTGGGAGGAAACAACGTGTACGCATTGCGGACACAAAGAGAGTAACGAACCGAGTTATTAACAATAAAAATTAAAGTTATGGCATTGAGATTAAGAGTAAACGAAGCAATCGCCCGTTCCGAGGCGAACGGAAAAAAGGTTTTGAAAAAAGACATTGCCGCCCGTCTTTTTGAGGGTGCAAGCGAAAGCGCACAGCAGGTAAATATGACAAATCTTTGCAACGGGACAACCAAAAGGATTGTTCCGGAATGGGTAGTAATAATTTGCGAAATGTGCGGTTGTTCCGCCGATTATCTGTTTGGATTGGAGGATTAAGAAATGAAAAGGATAGTTGAAAGAATAGAGAAAATGACCGACGTTGTTTTTTCTGACGAATGGCAAAACAAGTTCTTTACATGGTCGTTCGGCATAATGTGCGCAATTTGCTTTATTGCCGGATTTTGGAATTATGCCCATTTTCTATTTGCCGGAATGTTTGGGGTTGCAACATATATGACATATAACGAAAAAAAATAATAATATGAGAGCGAAAAAAAAACAGCCGGAAACGGTAAAAGAAATGGTTGGCGCATTGCAAGGCGCAACAAATGCGATGGGAGATTTGGCAAAATCAATGGGGCAATTGCCCGCCGATAAATTCCCGGAGATAGACGAGGAACAACAGATTGTTGCCGGATTGGATGCGGTCGAAATAGAACAACCCGCCGGGGCTTTTGAAATTGTTCCGGGAATGACCATTGAGGAAATGACGGCAATGTTCTTTGATGGCGCATTAATCGAACCGCCGTATAAAGTATGGCAGCTAAACAGCAAAGGACACCGATATTATTACAAGTTTGACGACAACGGAACCCCGGAATTTTATCCGTCAGTTACAACCATATTATCGCAGACAATGCCAAAATCGGGATTTCTGATTAAATGGATTGCCGACAAAGGTATTGACGAGGCGGAACGATACAAAGCAGAACGGGCGGCGTATGGTACATTTATGCACGCCCAATTTGAGGAACTTATAATTAACCGGGTTTATGATTTGGACGGATTGAAAGCCAAATTGAAAGATTATATTGATAACAACAAATTGCCCGCCGATTTCATTTATTACGCTGATGATTTCAAAAAGGATATATTAGCATTTGCGCAATTTGTTTTGGATTATGACGTTAAACCGTTAGCCGTGGAAATTGCGTTGGTACACCCCGTTCATAATTACGCCGGAATGATTGATTTACCGTGTACGATGTTATCAAAGCCCGGTTCAAAAGAATACATAAACGCAATTGTGGATTTCAAAAGCGGGCGCAAAGGATTTTACGAAGAAGCGGAAATTCAGTTGCATTTATATGCGATGATGTGGAACGAAAATTTCCCGGATATTCCGATTGACCGTGTTTTCAATTTCAGCCCGAAAGATTGGCGAAAGAAACCGACGTACAATTTGAAAGACCAAACCGACAGCCCGAACGCAAAGAAAATCCCGTATCTTTTGGAGTTGGCAGCAATTGAGGACGAAAAACGGGATAATACATTTACGGCGGTTTCCGGGGAAATATCATTGGATAACGAACCGGATTTGACAAACAATATTGTTTCGCTGACGTTGGCGGAACTTGTTAAAAGCAAAGCCCCGGCGGAAAAGAAAAAGCCGGAACCGGAAAAAGCCGTTACCGTTGAGGATTTGAAGAAAGACCCGGAACCCGAACCACAACCGGAACCGGAGGAAAAGAAAACCAAGACCGTAAAGAGAACCACACGAAAAACGGCAAAAACGGCGGGAAACAAGCCCGTCAAGGAAAAGAAAACCGCAAAACGTACAATTACACCAAAAAAAGAAAAAGTGGCTAAAATCGAAGAAAAACAGCCTAAAAAGCCGGAACCCGTGACAAAGAAAGATTTGTTAAATACTGAAATTGATATTTGATTATGAAAGGACGTATAAACATAAACAGACCAACCACCGGCATACAACGTGTTGTTTTGCCACGTGTGGGGCTTATCAAAGTAGGGTATAAGGAGAAAGCAACCAACGGAAAAGAATATCCAAAAAGTGTTGACTATTTTATTGCTAATGGAAAGTATGCCGGATTGTTTACCAAAGCATACGGCGAAAAGCCGCAAACTATTCAAATAATTTTCCCGGATGATTGCCCGGAAAAGGTATGTAACGAAATGTACGAATACCGGGACGACGACGGGCGACGCATAGCATACGGCGACGGGGAAACGTTTTTTGTATGGAACGGGAAACAATATGCACAATACAGTACAAAAGATTATCCCGATTTAATGGCAGGCGTTGCGCAAAAACACCCAAACCGGGCTGTTAAGAATGGCGGCGACGGATGGATTGTAACGTTAACCGTAACTTTTATTGTTCCGTTGGTTCGTGGCGTTGGCGGAGTTTGGCAGTTTACGACAAAGGGGACAGCGTCAACAATACCCAATATCCGCGATACATTCGACGCAATATTGCAAGAAAAGGGATTTGTAAAAGGAATTATCTTTGATATGAATGTACAATTTGCAATTTCTCAAAAGCCCGGCGACCGTTCCCGTTATCCGGTCGTTTCCATTGTTCCGAACGAAAGCGAGGGGAATTTGCGTAAAGTAACTGAAGCATTTAAGCCAATAAAATTGATAGAAGAATGAAGAAAATTATTTTGTTTTTAGTGATATCAGTAATGTGTGTAAGCGTGTATGCCCAAACTGTAGTAGAGGTTGAAACGTTGAAAGTAACAGACCTTGGGAACCAAAAATTGTGCGCTGCAAAGGTGAATGGGTGTATAGACCATTATTACATTATGCTTAAAACTAGTAATATATATCAAAAGTATATTACTGTTTACCTTGGGGATAAGGAGGAAGCTATAAGGTTACTCCGGTTTTTGTATGACTTAAATTCTAAGGGTGGAACCTATATACATCTGGAAAATAGGACTAACAACGTAGTTTCATGGAATAGATTAGGCTATTATACAGTATTCTCTGAGGGGAGGGTATTAAAAGGACATATAAGAAAGCAAAATATTAAGGGCTTTATCGCAGAATTAAACCAATAATGTTTGATAATTCAAATAAAACATCTATTTTTGCAGCATAAACAAACGACTACCACCGTTTATACGATATTGCTAATTAGCTTGAAACCCTTGGTTTGGTGTGTGGTAGCCCAAACCTCGGGTTTTTTTTTATAACCTATGACATACAATATATTTATAGACCAAAAGTTTGCCATTGTACATGGCTTAACAATTGTACAAGCAACTACGCTTGCCGCATGTATGACTTTAACTTTATGGAGCAATTCAATAAAATTAGGAAATGTTGTATGGTATCAATATTCTGAAAAGGAAATGTCTGATAACTTCCCGTTTCTTTTTTCTATCCCTAAAAGAGCTTACAAGAACCTTAGAATTTTGTCTGATATGGGTTTTGTCGAATTAATATCGATTAGCGAAACAAAGTATTTAAGATTCACATCAAAGTGCACAAATTGGAAATGCCAAGATGGTAACTATTTTGTAATATGATATGTCCGATAAAGGACATAGAATAAAGATGATAAATAAATAAAAGTTTAAAAATAATCAATTTAGAAAATGAAAGAAAGATGCTATTTGGTATTGGACTTAGTACGTTCAAAAGTTTTAGATTTAAATCCAACTGAAAGTATTTTGGCATCATGTTTATTTGGATTGTTGACGAAAAATCCGATACAATACGATGGAAATTCATATTATATGGCTGACTATAAATATGTAGCTTGTTATTGCTCTGTATTGCCTAATAAGGTAGATACATTGAGGCGTATTTACAAACGTTTGGAGAATATAGGGTTGATAGAAACTATAAAGATTGATAATCACGTTTATTTTACCCCATCTCAGATGTTGCGTGATTGGGGAACCGTATATGAATGCGTGGAAGCGGGAAAAAATCCCGTGGAAGCGGAAAAAAATCCCGTGGAAGCGGAA